GTTAATGATATGTCTTGCAGTATTACCATCGTGCGTAATACGTCCTGTAGTGTCGCCAGTGTACCCAGCCTCATCGCCTACTATAAACGTGCCAGCCACCTTTACTGGTGTTGCTGTCGCAGCAATGACTGTTGCTGTGGCGTTGCCGTGCATATGTACGTTGGCGTACTCAGCAATACCTTCTTGAGCGATGGTGACGTAGTTATCCGTAGAGGTAAGTGAAATGCCATTACCCGCTACCAGACTTGCAAACACTGGCTGGTCTGCCGTAGTGCTTAGGAATAGAGGAGTACCAGTGCCGTCATTCACAAAGTTGTGTGAGAGTTTAATCCCATTCTCTGCTGAGACGTTTGCATTAACACCAGAGCCATTTTCTATGGTTCTGATCCTATTAACAGTTCCATCAACATCAAGCACAGGTGCGCCAGTTACCGCTCCGTCTTGGACTATAGAGCCAGTAACGCCAAGGTTAGCTACGAAGTTGTCATAGCTGATCTTGTAGTTAGTGCCGTTTACAACGTAGTCCAGATAGCTATTAGCTAAGACTGTGCCTTGTTGAATGAACTCACTCTTCTTGCGACCTTGTGAATTACCCGCCATTAGTGCTGACCTCCAAACCGATTGCGCCTGTAGTCTCGGCGAGTATTTCCTGTTCTGCGTCTGGGTAGAAGTGTCCGTTCAATCCGTAGGACTCATCCTCATTACCAGAACCCAAAGGCAACGTAGCAGGCAACCTGCTTGCCCTGATTCTCTGACCGATTGTCCTCATGGTCTGCATACCCTGACGCGCCGCCAGAGCTAGACCTTCTGAAACCACGCCTCCGTAGTCAGGTGCGACTTCAATCGCCATGTTAGCGATTATGCCTCTTAACGCACCAGTAGGGACTGTGACTTCATCACCGAGGCTATCAACCACGGTATAACCCAAGCTAATGCCCTGAGCATCTAGCTGAGCCATGTAATTATTTAGAGCGAATATATAATCTTGGTACTCATCAGGCTCAAGTGGAGCTTCAGACGCTTGTACCAGAATCCGTTGTAGCGATGCCTTTGCGACCTGTGCGACAGTTGCCATCGTTATTCCTTCGCAGAATTAGAAAAAGGGGGCCGAAGCCCCCTCGTCCATTTTAGCGTTATACGCCGAAGCCTTTACCCGCAAACAGCGGATTGAAGGTTGCGTAGGCAGGTAGAAGGTCAAAACGAATCTTTTGAGTATTCGCGTCACCGTCTGCGTACTTAGATACTCGGATTGACATACCGTCGCTAGTAGTAGCGATTGTGTCAGTTGAGTAGAGCTTAGGTAGCTTCACAGTACCCATGCCGAACGCCTGCTTCGTGTAGAAGAGGTTAGGCTGGTACAGAGTTGAAGCAGCGCCAAGGATCGTTACAACCGCAGCCTGTGCAGGAGCAGCGTCTACGTTGTTGTACTGACCGTTAGCTTCGTAGATAGCAGCACCTGAAACAGTGATAGTCGCAGCGTTAGCAGCGATAGTCACATCTTCGAGTACAGTGCCTGTCCACAGAACTTGCGCGCCAGAAGCATCAAGCATAGGCTGACGAGTAGCTACGTTGAGACGGTAAACGCCTGCGATAGTTACCATGTCACCAGCTTTGATAGTACCAGTACCCAGACCGTCAAGAGACAGAACCTGAGTCATAGTGTCCTTAGCTGTGACGTAAGTTGCGTCAGGAGCAGCAGCCAAAGCGCCAGCACGGTCAGTAGTAGTACCTGAAGTGTAGCTAGGCAGTGCGTTAGAAGTAAGCGCCATCATGCCACCGAAAGATTGGCTGATCTGTGCTTTTTCCCATGCTGTACGAACAAGGCCATCAGCCGCATTCAAACCGTTCTGAGCTGAAGACAGCGCAGTAGTAGTGAATGGGTTCATGATGTAGTACTTCTCGTCGCTCATAGGAACGCCGATAGAGTCCATCAATGCACCAGCGCCTGCAACGTCGCCCCAAGCATCTACGGCAGTGCCGTGAGTACCATACTTGAGTGAAGCGTTCTTGTTCATGTACGCGCCAAGATCAAGCTCAAGGTCAGTCACAATGCGACGGGCCATTGGCTCAAGGATTTGGTCGAGTTGGTCTAGCTCAAGAGCTTCCTCAACATTGCCCCACTCAGTAGCGGCTGTGAAGTAGTCTTGTACTGTACCAGTTGCCTTACCTGCAATGATGTCGCTCTTAGTGCTTGAGCTAATGTCACCGCCAGAGGTACGGATTGAGTTGTAGTCGTGAGGACGCTTGAAGTCCACGTTTGAACCCGATGAAGGGTTGAACTTGCCTGACAACAGTTGAGTGTTGACAGTCTTAGTCAGAACTCGTGATGCCTCGAATGCTTCTAGGAAGACCCGAGCCACTTTCCGAGTGACGTTACTATTGAGATTGTTAGCCATTTTTAACTATTCCTATTCAAATACTGCGCCTTGCGGCCCTCTAGGTTTGGGGGCTTTACCAGCGCCGTGTGGTTGCTCCAAAGGATCAGGAGCGTTATTTACCTTGGGTTTAAGAGCAGCAGCTTTCTGCTTGACCGTTGTTGCTACATAAACTGCCGCCTGTGTAGGTGACATCTCGCGTAGCTTCTCTAGTTCTAAGAGGTTCTTAGACAGGTAAGTAGTAATCAATGGCCCTTGGTCTTCTTCCAGTATGTACTGAACTAAGTCCTCGTGAATGCCAAACTGCGCTACTGTGTTACCTGCTACCTGTAAGTCCTCTGACTTAATCCCTAGACTTGTGGCCTTCTGGGAGTAAGACTGAACCCTCTCAGTCAGTGCTTCTTGCTGCTTTTGTTGCTGCTGATAGTGCAGTTGTTCTTTCTGCTGTTTCAGCATTTGCTGTTGCTGATCGAACGCAATAGCTTGTTTGAGTGCCTCATCCCTTAGATACAGTTGCCGTCTGTATTCCTCATCGGATACTGCAAACGGGTCTGGTATTGCTGGGACGTTAGGTCGCCTCTGTTCAGGAACTTTAGCCTCTAACTCTTCAAGCCGTTTCTTCAGGGCTTCTGCTTCTCGCTCCTTCTCTCGGAGCTTGAAAACCTTCTTCCCTACAGCCTCATCAAGTATTCGCTGCTGGTCTTCGCTGAACGTGATATGTTTCTCTGGGGTCTCCCCCGCCTCCGGTGCTGATTCGGTATCCTGATCCTCATCAGAATCTTCAGTCTCTACTACCTCCTCTTCTGTGGTTACGTCTTCCTCAGAATCGTACTCGTAGTTATCCTCTGGTTGCAGCTTGCTCATAATATGCCCTTTATAGGTAAATGCCCTGAATAGGTCAGGTGGCCTAAGCGCGATTATAGCATAGTGTGGTAAAAAGCAACACTTAGAGGTAAATTAGGCTAACTAATGGCGAGATACGCCACGGAGGATGTATGAGCGACTTGTATGAAGTTTTTGAAACAGATGACCCAGAGCAGATGCACGACATACTGTTTGATGTGATAGGACAGCTAATAGAGGCTGACAGGGCCGGTGATGGCCCTATCATTGAGGAGTTGTGGGATAAGCTAGATGATATGGTTACAGAGCTGATTATGGCTGTTTAAGTTATTCGTAACCCATTATGCGTCTATAGGTTTTCCTTGCAGCGCCTTCGCCAGCTTCAGTGAAGCCGCCAGATTGAGCCATAGGGTTTTGCGACCTGTACAAGTATGACAGATTGCCACCAATGCCTTGGCCTTGCATTTGGTCTACAACAGCTAATTCACTGCCGTCTCCGCCGCCAACCATATAACCTATAACGTCTTCCTCACCTAAGTCTGGGTTGTATCCCAAGGCGTACACAGAATCACCATCTTGCACATATCTAATTATTTCGCCAGATGGCAGTTCCTGCGTCATAACCTCTTCAGCATTGCGAGGAGCCATGCCGTACATATCGCCCATGCCAAGGTTAGGTCTAGCTTCTGGAGCTATTCGACTTCCTTGGGGGTTGATAGCTTTGATATATTCATCTTCATCCATGTCGTAAATATCACGAGGCATCATTGCATCAGTGCCAGACCCTGATAAAGGAGATGTAACTTCTTCGGCAGGCATTGCATCTCTTTCTCGGCGCAACGCCATGTACGATCTTCTTAACTCTTCGTTGTTAGGGTTTGCGTCATAAGCGGCCTTGGCGTTTGCTACTTCGGCGTTTATGTCTAGGCCACGCAGTGCTGAAACAGCCGTATCTGCCTCTCTAGCAAAATCGTATACAGGCTTGACCCCAGTTTCGTCTAATACAGCTAACGTAGAAAACGGCTTTGCCAAACCTGTTTTCGTTGTATCTTCACGCAGCCATAAAGAGTCATAGCCTTTTTCTTTTAAAAAATCTGCCATTTCTTTGTTTTCATAAAACAAATAATTACCTTCTTGATAAGCCTCTAAGTCAGTTTTGCCGCTAACAATCGTTGTGGCATTAGGGTCTCGACCTTGTGACTTTAAAAATTCTGCAATAACTTCGGGGTTTTCTTCTGGGTCAAATTGCTTATTAGCTTTAACAGCAACAGGATAGATTGCACCGCCAGATGCTTGATACTGTCGCGTTAAATTCATTGATCTTGCGTTATATTCATCTTCTATTTCAGAAGGCCAGTTTTCGTAAGAACCATATTGAGACTCATATTCGTCCCATAATTTTTGACGATCTGCGCGGCGCATATCATCTATATTCTCTTCGCCTAACCTTTGCTGATATTTCCCTTTACCAACCCAGTTGTTTGCAAATTCTCTTTCTGGCGTGACAAAAACCATTCCGTCACCGTACCCAGCTTTAAATCCATCTTGTATGTCTTGCTTAGATGCGTGGAAAAAACCTTCCGTGAAACCTTGGTCTCTTAAAGCTGATCTAGCTCCTTTACTGAGTTTTACCCCTGCATCACCAATGATAGGCACAACGCCCATCATGTTAATACCAGCGCCAACCATGTCACCCTGCCCATAGGCTCTTGATGCGTCCTCTACGCCAAGAACGTCACCAACCACAGGCAAGAAGTCTACTGCTGTTTCAACGCCACCAGCGGCATTGAGAAGCCCCTGACGGTATCCACCCTCAAGACCTGTAGCATCAATGGTATCGCGCATCAGATTGCTCAAAGCCGACCTGACAGTAGGTCTGGCGTTCTGCATAGTCTGGACGCGAGGAGCTACCTGCGTTCTACCCTGTAGAGAGTATCTGCGTGACAGTTCTTGTTGGGCTAACTCAGCGACGGTTGGCAAGGCTAATTAACTCCGCTTCAGACATCATTGGTATACGAGACTTCATCATCTGCTCTTCCATCATGTCAGACATCTTCTTCTGGTTGTCTAACTGTTCGCCCATTGCCTGAGCAGATGTCTTGTCTACTGTGGCACTTGCCTGCTGTGCTTTGATCTGCGTCTCCATGCGCTTAGTCTCAGCGTTGAAGGCATCAATAGCATTGTCGGCTTGGTCGCCTACAGCTTGGCTCTGGAGCTTCTGGGCTTCTAGTTGGAGTTTCATCTGCTCGTTCTGGAGCTTCTGCATCTCTATCTGCGACCGCATCATCTCAGCCTCAGCCTTTAGCTGCTCGGCTTGGGCTAGAACCATTGCAGGGTCTGGTGCTTGCTGGCCCATCTGCGCCTGCTGCTGTGCTGCCATCAGTTCTTCTTCAGACATCTGCGACTGAGGAATTAGCCCTTGCTGGAGCATCTGCGCCCGCTTACGTTCAGCTATCTGTGAAGCCGCAGGGGTATTAACATTTTGCAAGAGCAGGTCGCCAGCTATCTGCATCAGAGATGGGTCTACTTGAGCCAGTGAAGTAATTGCCTCAAGCGTCTCTTCTTGACGGTTCTTGAAGCTAGGGCCA